TCCTGAAGTGCGATTTCCGTGACGCACGTGTTCACTCCAGGGGAAATTCTTCCGGGTGTTATGATGCCGACGTTCATGGTTTTTTGTTATTTGTGAAACGCGCGATGACTCTAATTAAGATGTACGCGAGGCGAGAAATGAGGACCCACTGAAAGCGGAATCGACCTTTATGTATTTCAAACTCATGCCGTGCAAGACTTGTCTGCTAGTGTCGCGTAAAATAAAACGATTACGATGCTTGCATAAATAGGGATGTACTTGTAATTTTTTGGTAGAAGGACTAATAACAAAATGATTGAAAATATGAATTGATATCTGAAAAATTGTGAATACTCTTTGAGTGAGCGGTAGATTCGGTCCATGGTGAGAGTACCTGGAAAAGACACGAATAACGCGTCTGACGTTTTTCGCATATTCAACGGTGCGATGTTTTCAAAAATCTTCTGTTCTTCATCCACTCTAATGAAATCGTACTTGCCACACAAAGTGTTCAAATTCCTCTGGTCATCCTCACACTCCATCTCAAGAGCATCTTCGAGAACTTGTAAGAGATATTTCGCGTAGCCCATGTACATACCGGAGTTTGCCGTGAGGTCTGCCTGACATGTAGAAAAGACTGTCCTCGATAGCGGGCCGTACGGTACTGGGTCCTTCGACACCAACATTTTACAATCATAGGTTTCAAAGAGTGCGACGACATCTTTGGGGTCTTTATTTATCTTTGTATCAAAACCATCTAGGAACACCACGATGTCATCGTCCTCCTTCTCCCGGAGGTACTTCACCATGCCCTTGTACTTGTCTAAAAACCCGTTCCACTGGGTGCCCCACCCCAAGACCCTCACGGGGACGTCGTACTCGTTGTGCACCAACTCCTCAAAGAGACCGTGAGACTTGTTCGCGTAGGTCACGACCTCCATCGGTTCTTAAGATACTCTGATATAATTTTCACGCGATCGGGTTCATCGGTCAACTCACGGGCATCGGTGATCACGTGGTCGTAGTGCACCCGTTTCACCAGGTCGTCCCATCCGTGTTCCTTAAGGAATGCCTTGAGGAGGGTGTTCCACGTCTGTTCCCTCGTCGTCGTTTTTGTTCTCATGTTACTACGAGAAATGTTTCTCGAGGGATGTCAGGGGGAGTTTTTTGAAAAAAATCACCTTCGGTGGCCGAGTTCGACCGTATGATGAAAAATATACGATTACAGCGAGACAGTATTCAAGGACCGACGTCGGTGGTGGTTGTTTTTTTAATGATACGTTATGACCCTCTTCCCGCGCATGACCTGGAGGACCCCGCCGTGAATGCCATAGTCGCCAATTTTCGGGATGTGGTCGATTTCCTTCTTGGACCCATTTTTAATGATAACCTTTTTCGCATCATTTAAAATGGCTCGGTCGGTGACCTGCTTCACGCCACATCCCCAACGGTAATCGTACACCGGTGCGTATCCCATGTTTTCTTGAGTGTGTGTGAGTGGTGGTCGGGACTGGGGGTTATTTATTACAATTTTTGAAAATAGTTCCTGACCACTTTGTCGGTGATGAATATGTGGTTCGCGTCGAACTGTTCTAGCGCACACCTGGCTCTGTACACCGAGCGGTGTCTGTCGTTCTCCGGCTCCTTCTTCGCCTCGCGCACGTATGTGACAGCCACGCCCGGGGCGTACCCCTTCATTTGGTGAAGCCACCACACGCGCATGAGGTCCTCCTTTGAAGTCTGTGTCAGGCACGCGTCGCGAATGGTGAGGTCTGACTTCTGATAGGTTGGGTGTCCCCCTGGTAAATCGGAGTTGTGGAGGAATCTGTCGTAGAGGAGGAACGCGCGATAATCGTTCCCTTGGCCATCGCCCTCGAAGTCCACTCGCCTCGACGAGAGGTATCGGTGCACGGCCCTCCTGTTGTTGAGGTTAACCCCACTCCGGCGGAGTCGTCGACAGTACATGTCGATGGTCGACGGCGCATAGTTGTTCGCTTTGAGGACGGTTCGAAAGTGCTCCATGGATGGTCGTTTCCTTAGTGAATCATATCATCACAACTTTAACGAAGATGCGTTTGAAAGGGATTCTCGACTCTTCCTTCGTCTTAAAGCGAAAAGTGTGCCCATCCAATTCTTCATGGCTCTCTCGTGTTTTTCAATATCATCAGTTCCCAATATACTAAGGCCATTACACACATCTGGTTTATTTTCTTTATCGGGGAACTCTAGATTAAACTGAATGATGGCGTTCGCGGGAATGTCCGGGGCGTCGTCCAAGAGGCGGTCGTACTCCTGTCGACACGTGTTGACGAACTCGATGACGTCCTGTCTGTGATCGGGGTCCAAGGACAGCTCCATGTCGATGTTCCTGTAGAATTTCGAATACTGCACACACATCGCGGAGTGCGCTTCCGCGAGTTGCGCGCTCTGTGAAAATTTCGAAAGAGACGTGAGGATGCCACCGAGTACGTTTAAAAACGCGAAAAAGTACTGGACTATTAAAATTTTATCCTTCGTTCCTCTCTGGGTGCTTTCGCTCCCTGCGGGATTCAGTACGGCGAACCCCCCGACCCCTGTTATGCTACTTATGACTATGGATGGATAGGACATGTAATCGTTCACCCTCTTAAAGTGCAGCCTGGCGTGATTGTGAAGCCACCTGTAGCCGGCGGCTTTTTCGGCCCAGCGCACGAGGAGTTGTTCCTGTTTGGGGCACCATGTGTGGGTGGTGTCCATTATTTTACGCACACATTTTTCGCCTGTTCCCGAGCGAGGGTGTCGACCCTTTCATTCATTGGATGTCCACTGTGCGCCTTCACCCATCGCCATTCGACATTCTTTATGTGTTCGAGCAAGGCATCGATTTCAACCCACTCCTGTTTATTTTTAACATCACTTTTGTTGGCTGTTTTCCACCCGTTACGTTTCCATCCATGAATCCATTTGGTGATGCCGTTTTTTACGTACGCGCTGTCTGTCCATATGCACACGTCTTGCACGGAAGTGTCCACGCACCGCAACAGTGCCTCTCGTACAGCCACGAGTTCCATTTGATTATTCGTCGTGTGTTCGCACGCTCCGGATTTTTCAAAGAGGTCGCACGCCATCGCCCACCCCCCAGGACCGGGGTTCCCTAAACAGCTGCCGTCGGTGTAGATATTTAACATCTTGTGTAAATATATTTTCTAATGTTTAATTAATATGGACACCCAGACCCGGATTGTAGCTAAAAGTCGTGGCGGTGTGAGTCAGAGAACAATCGTCATCATATTTTTGGCCCTCGCCGTGTTGGGTGGTTTAGTGTATTATTTTTTCTTTTATGACAAAGATGAAGATGAAGAATCATCGAGTTCGAACACGTCGTGTACTGCACAAACTACGGAAGCTACGTGCATCTCACCGTGCGTGTGGGACGGGGCGACGTGCAAAGATGCACCCCCAGATTTTTCCCCGCAAGACAAAATCGACGACATCTCCGGCCTCGCGGCTCGATATCTCCCGAGTGGGTACGACACGACCACGAAAAAGTGGAAAGACGCGGACGGGGGCAAAGTCTTCGACGTCCTCGGTACACTGACCAAGTCTTCGGACGAAAAGCACGTCTCAGGGGACACTCTCACGAAGTTTACCCTCCCCGCTGGCCTCTATGACCGCCGATACACCCTCTTCACGGTGGCCAAGTACAACGGCAACTCCAAAAAGCGCATCTTCACCAGTAGTGGGGGTGATTGGTACTCTGGACACGACGACGGCAAGTCCGGAGTGGCCAAACACGAGAGCGTGCTCACGGAAGACATCGACCACTACGGCGACGGGTGGGTCGTCTCGTGCGACCAAAGAGACATGTATCGCGCAAACGGCATCAGACTCAGTGGTTTGCACTACGGCGAGGGCTTACCCGAGAACATTGGTGTGAACATCAAGTCCGGTTGGGAGTCAGACTTTGCCATCGGTGAAATCCTAGTGTACTCGCGTGAGCTCACCATGGATGAGATTCAAATCATCGAAAAGGCCCTCCTTGACAAGTACGTCGTACCACCGAAGACATACTTCGGCGGTGAACTGACGAACGCCGGCGTGGATGACATCTACGATGCCGAGGTGGATTGTGGGGAAAACAGCGCGCTCACGGGGGTGCGAGTGCAAGAGGGGAACGTACACAAATACAAGTGCATGTTCAACATGGATGACTTTGACAATAGAGGATACACCCGGGACAACATCGAAGACACGAAAAATGGTGCATACATGGAAGACATGGCCAACAACCGCATGGACTGCAGCTCCAAGGGTTTGCAGGGCTACAAGTTTCAGCCATCTTCGGATGACACGAAGGTGTTCGTTCGCTACAAGTGTGCCGGTGGTCTTGTGGACGAGAACGAATGCGAAGATAAAACGTCTGATTACATGAACGCGGCTGACATCGTGTCGCACGTCATTGATTGCGGCAGCGACGATAAAGTACTGACATCCATGCGTTTCAAGAAGGATCCCGATGATTCCACGAAGGGTCGATACGAGTACACGTGCTGTAAGCCGAAGGGGTACTGATTACATACACAAAAGAAATCCAAACAAATATTAAGATTTATGATAAAAATGTTAATATTTGTGCTTTTTGATACATATTTAAGCCGAAAAAAGCTTAGTTGGAGAACGCGAGACCGCCCATACCGGATTGCACGCGGAGAACGTTGTAGTTCGTCGCGAAAAGGTGCATCGTTTCGGAGGACGTGGCGCCAGACTTGAGGGACACGTTGACTTGCGCGTTGTCGATGCGAGAGAAGTTGCACGTACCGGACGGTTGGTGCTCTTCCGGCTTGAGCGCGAAGGAGTAGGAGTAGACACCCGGCATCGGAGAGCCAGTGTGGTAGGTGTACGGTTGCACTTGGTTGAAGTACTTACCGCCTTGCGCCTTCATGCGATCTTGACCGTTGAGGACGATTCGGAACTCAGACAACGGACCAACAGCGCGCGCCGCCCCGACCGCACCATCTTCGCAGACAGTGGACTCGGAGTAGCCCGTACCGACGGCGAGGAGCGGGGCACCAGTACCGTAGGTGACCGGGACGAAAATGTTCGAGGTCGCACCGAGGGCGCGGAGGTCAGATTCAAGAACAACGGCATCTTCGTTCAAGTTGGACGTGAAGTTCCAGAGGGAGGCGTTGGAGACGGAGCCGTTGCCGAACGCAAAGATGAGCTCTTTGCACGGGTGATTGAACGACAGCCTCACATTTTTCGCGCTAGTGGCGCTGACGGCGTCGGCGCCAGTGTGTTGAACTTGCTCGATGAGGTACTCGTGGGACTTTTGGGCGAAGCGGCGTCGTTCCTCGGTGTCAAGGAAGTGATAGTTCGCCCAGCACTTCAGAGTCGTACCATCGGTGTAGTGGGAGAACTCAGAGCTCAAGTCGACATCGACGCGGCATTCGTGGTACTGCAACGCGATCAACGGGAGCGACAAGCCCGGGTGGCGGTTGAACCAGAAGATCAACGGCAAGTAGATGGCGCCGTTTTGGGTGTTGGACGTCATCTTGGCGTAGTCAGCCTTCTTGGCTTCGCTGTGGTACAAGTTGTCGAACAAACGCCACCACTTTTGGAAGTGGCGGTCGATGCGCTGGCCACCGATGGAGACTTCGATGTCCTTGATGGCACGCTCAGCGGCGTAGATGGCCGAGGCACCCTTGGTGGAGGACGCGAGGCCAGACTTCGCGACCATTTCGAGGTACATCTCCTGGACCAAATCACCGTTGCGGGCGATCGTGATGGAGACGCGACCGTTGTCGGCCGGGTTGCCGTTGACGGTTTGCTCGATGACTTCGGAAGCGAAGTTCGAGTGGCGCTTGTACACCGCCTGGAAGTAAGTGACCTTCGGGTTAGCCGTCAAGTAAATATCTTGGGAACCGTACGCGACGAGTTGCATAAGACCACCGGCCATGTTGAGAGTTGTTTGTACTATACACCAAGAAAATAATTTTGCCCTGGACCGCGCGGTAAAACGCGCCTGGTGTTTTCTCATGTATGGGTATATAAGACATGAGCGACATCGAAGAAGAAGAAGGTGAAATCGTGCACGAAGAAGTGGAGGAGGACGAGTTCGACGAGGAGGACGTCGACATCGACATGGACGAGTTCGCTCCGGAAGAGGGGTCGGCCGAGGTCCTGGCGTCGACCCTCGCGACCCCAGACGGGGACACGGTGTGCACGGCCCTGTTGCGCATCGGAGACCAACTTGAGATGCAAAACAAAATTCTCATAAAAATTTTGTCCAAACTCACTTAAAAATTCTCAGCATTAATTATTCAGACCGACCCGCCATGAATTCCACGCATTACATCGAGAGGGACCCCGACACAGGGGCTTCAGAAATGGAGCTCCTGAGAAATCAAATCGTGACTCTCTCGAGTGAGCAGATTCTGCGCATCCTTGGACTGATGGAAGAAAATTGGTACCTGGGCGAGACTGCGGGTAAAGACATGATGACGAAGTGTGTCCGCCTGGGATACGATCAATTTTTCGATCCGTCCGAAAGAGCGAGTGGGTTTCCGACGAGCATAGATATTAAAGCCGTCGACGGCAAGAGAGATAGGGAGATAAAGGTTCTGAAAAACATCGGTTCACGGGTTAAGGCACTGGCAATGACCGACTACGTGGAGAACGAGAGCGTGAACCTCACCGCGGCGGAGCGCGTGTGTAGACTCATCAAACAGGTGTCGGAAGCGTTTAAGAACGTCCGCCTGCACCTGAACACGATGCAGAGGATAAAGAATCCTCGGGAGATGCCGGACAAGATGAACGCCGACCCGGAGTATTTCGACGCGACACCGATGGACGAGACGCGCCTGGGGGAGATGACCCCGTTTCAGCGTGCGATCGTGGCGTGTCTGGACGAGAC